AAAGATGCATATAAATATATTAGAGAAATAGAAACGGATATAGCAAAATCTTTTAAAAAATATAAGGCAGGTGGAGGCACACTAGATTTTGATACTTATTCAAGTGAAGCTAAACAAGCTATGTTTGGAAAAGATATTCCGGCTATGAAAGCAGAAGGTGGCCGTGTAAATTTATCTGATGGTACAAAAATAGCAGAACAACCAGGTGGTGCAAAAATAGCAGAACCATCAAAGTCTATGCAGGTAGATACTACTACAAGCAATCCAATACCAGAGTATGACATAACTGATTTTAGAAATGATGCTGAGTTATTTATTTTAGCATATCATAATAATACTTTACCAAGAGCAGACATTGCAGACAAGCTAAATGCCTTTGCACAAAAAGGTGTTGATGCAGGAACTTTCTCTATGCAAGATGCCGGAGTCATGGTGCGGAGATTAATTGGCGAAGTAAAAGACAGAGCACAGAAACAAAGACTAAGAGATGTTGTACCTGAAGGTATTGGTACTGTTGAAAGAGAAAACAAAGCTTTTGGTACTGAACCAAATGAATTTAATAATCAGCCACTATTAAGTTTAGAAGAATCTACAACAGGCCCTGGCGGTTTTCCACTGACTGCTGGTATATCTATTTTACCAGAAGCATATAGCACTGTAAAAAAAGCAACAGACTTAATTCAGTCTGTAGATACTACACCGGCTAAAGCTAAAAAAATTTTAAGTGATTTTTTTAAACAAAGAGAACCTTACGGCGGTGCAACAAAAGTTGGAGAGTCCACTCCAAAAGATTTTACACCTGAAAAAAATTTTTTATCTGTTTTAAAAAGTTATATGAGTAGATTTAATCCCACTCTTACTGGAGCGGCTAAAGATATAGGTACAACAAGAAATACTTTAAAAGGTATCGCCGAAAGAATTAATTTACAAGAAATAGGTAAAAGAACGTCTGATCTTGGTTTTGATCCCTACGCACAAGTGGCTAAAATTCCAGAACCTAAAGATGGTATTCAGTATAAAGAAATGACTACATTAATGAAAAGAAAACCTGAAGACTTTATTAATCTTAAAAAACAAAAAGATGAATTTTTAGATCCTGAATCAATGGGTCATTATTTAGGTGTAAAGTTTGCAAGAGATGATAAAGGAATTAGAACTAATATTGGAAAATTTCAATATGATCAACTTAGCACAGCATTAAGAAATCTTAATGTTAAAAAGAATAAGAAAGGTGAATATAGTGTAAACGATGCAATTAATAAATTATTAGAAAAAAATAAATTTAAACCAGTTAAAGGTGAAAGAAAATCTGATATTGGTTTAGGTAGATATGAAGTAGAACAAAAATTTGATCCAGAATTACACAGAGCAAGAGCCAATGTAAAACAGAGAATATCAACAAGATCTCAAGGTTTAGATGTATACTTAGCAAGAGCCGTAGATGATGTAGGTCATCCTTTTTCTTTAGCTAAATCTGAAGGTAAGTACAAAAAACTTTTTAAAGATTCTAATATGAACAGATTAAATACTTTAGTGTATCAAGACAATTTAATTAATTCGCATTTGTTTAAAAATTCAGGTTATGAAAAGAAGTACGAAAAAACATTTGATAAACTACTTAATATTCAAAATAAAAAAGTTACACCAGAAATTAGAAAAAAATTATTAGAGGCTAAAAAAGAATTAAATGACAATTATAATTACATTCAGAACATAATTAAAAATCCTAAACTTTTAGATAAATATTTAAATAGAAAAGAAATGTTGGCTGACAAAAATTTTTTAAATTATCTAACTAATCAAGGGGATAGAGTTCAAAAGATAGATATAAATATTCCAAAAGTCGGAGAAAAATTTAAGTCAGAAGACATCTTCGTAGATATGTCTAAAATAAATCCTAAATACATTGTTGGCTATGTAAATAATATAAATCCTAATGCTAGAAAATTTAAAGATTTAAGCTTGTCAGAACAAGAGTTGTATAAAAATAATTTGTTAATGCAGAATGCAGAGATTGTTTCTGAATTTTATAAAAAAGCAAAATTTCCAAAAGAAGATATAGAAGCAGTAAGAGAAACAGTTGGTATGGAATATGCAAAAGGAGGTCGTGTAAATTTAAAAAAAGGCACGACTAAACAACCTATATTTAAAAAAGGAGCTGCTAAGCAACTTTCAAAATTGGCTTTAGTAAATCCGGCATCTATACTTGGATTAAATTATCTTTTTGGAATTGATCCTGAATCATCATTAGATAGAACAGCTTTAGCAGCAGAGGCTGCTCTTTCAAAAGAAATTGTAAGGGG